GAAGCAGCACCGGGCACAATGCAGCCAGACACTCGTCCGCAACCAACCCGTAAGCCTCGTTATGCGCCACCGTCGGCAATGCCAAGTCAACGCCCTGCAACATCTGCGGCAAGTCCGCTGCAGTGTACGCGCCGTGAAACTGCACATGCTCGAGGCCACAGAGATCTAGCGACGGATCGACAGCGCCGAACACGTGCCAGCGAATCGCGGGCAGCTGGCGCATCACGTGCGCAAAAGCACGAAAGCCCTTGTGCTCGGTGAGATTACCAACGACCGCGACACGCGCAAAACCATCATTCACCGAATAGTTGCGGATGTAAGGCCACCGCGGAACGCCGTTGCGAATTACCCGAATCTTCTCAGCAACAGGCCCAACCCCGTCAATGAACTTCTGTCGCAACGCTTCTGAAGGAGATACGACAGCGTCGGCTCTGTCCAGGATGCCGCGAACCACTGACAGCCGATCGCGCAGATTCCTAACGAGATGCGCATGGCCCAGATATCCGCGAGCGGTCACCTCAGGCATACAACAGTTGGCACAGTCGGGACCCTCTGCGAGAGTCTTGCCACACTGACGATCTAGTAGCCTGGGGCACAACAGGAAGTCATCGTGCAACGTGACGACCACCCGAGACACATCGCAAGCGAGGTTGAACGCATCCACATTCCAAAACGCCAAGTGATTGAACTGCACCACGTCGGGAAGTCGCACCCCAATGACCGAATTGAACGCACCCAATAGAGCTCGGTCCACCCGAGACACCTCCGGGATTCCACGAACGCTCAAGTCGTAATCGAGAATACTCCGGCTGATACCTGTGACCATCACGCCATCTTCGAACCGCGTTTGAGCCTGCTCGGTCAAGCCAACCTGCGGATAGACGACGGACTGCTCGAGAGTGGTTTGGTTCTGCCCCACAAGCCACCGTGTAAGGTTCTCGATTCCTGCAGCACTGTCGTAGGAGTGTTGCACGTGAAATACTCGTAGCTTCTCACGGAACATCGGAAGCTCAGTTGATGGCCCATGCAGCGCGTACTCGAGCGAGGTTTTTAGCTCACGCAGCGGATCGACGCGCACCCATTCTTGAACTTCGCGTTCATATTCCGGATACCGCTCCCGGATGATCCCCTCGGCGCGTGCCGCCAATTCGTTGCGCCGGTCACAAAAGGACCCTTGCCCCTTGTGGTAGACGAACACGCTCGAGGCCAAGATGCACTGATAGCCCAACGCTCGAGCGCGTTGACACCAATCCACCTCCTCGCCGTACCCGGGGGAAAACACCGTGTCGAAGCGGCCCACCTCGTCAAGCGCCTCTCGAGTTAGCAGCATGCAGAACCCATGAACCGTGGGGATAGGCAAACTGTCCACCAAAGACGCCGAGCAGTCACGCACCAACCGATCCCGCTCATCCGTATCAGCCGGGGCCATCGGGTTGTCGTTCATCCTCGGCACGCTGTAGATGGTCGCGTGGTTCGACACGGGGCAGACTGCAGCAACCCGCGGCATTGAATCGCGCGCAGCGTCGAGCCGTTCAAGCCAATGCGGCGGAACCACCGTGTCTGAGTTCAATATCACGACGTCTTCGGTCGTGTTCTCAAACGCCTTGTTGACCATCTCAACGAAGCCAACCGCCTTTCTAAATCCACACGAGCCCGTCTGCTTTCTTCGACTGCAGAAGATCTCAATCATCGAGCTGACACCGTCTTCGGTGCTGCCGTCGTTGCACACGAGCACATCGACGTCGGCAGGCGTGTTCTTGTGCACTGATGCAAAGCAGGCCGCTAGATGTTCGAAACCGTTGTGAACCGGAATTGTTACCGTATATTCTCTCATTGGGACCTCCAAGGAAGGTGCCGCCCCACGCGCAAGCGCAGGGCAGCAACCATCAAAAACTAACCGTTCCAGCCTTCGTCGCCACCCATTCGCCGCGGAAGCTTCATCGGGTCGCGCAACACGTCACGAAGTGCATCCAACTTATGACCCGGAGACATCGAAATCTCACCAGCCTTCACTCCCGGGCCAACGATAATGAAGTCCGTTGGCTCCACCATCAATGCATCTTGAAACTTGGTGAACATCTCAAGGTCTTCCTTCGTCCACTTCGCGCTAGCCTCCGTTGCCAGCTTCTCGATTTCCTTCAGTCTCTTTGCAACATTGTCGATGAACGTAATCATGCACTTCTTCCTTTCAACTCAACCAAAGTTACCCGCGCGCAATCTGCGCAAGTAGTCCTCGAACACCTTCGCGTCATCCACCTCGACGGCATCGTGGGTTTGGAATTCTGCGTCTTGCTTGGCCTCCGGTGATGCCGTAGCCGGAACCGGTAGCACGTCGCGCAAGTACGCCACCGCCGACATGATGCGCATTGCATCGAGGGTGTCCGGGCTTCGGTGCAGCTTCTTGCGCATCTCGTTCTTTGGTGTCGCCGTGCGGATATTCTCGCGCAACACACCATCCCGCACGACGCTAACGACGCGCCACTCGCAATAGTTCATTTCCTGCTGCAGCTTCGGATCACGCGGAAACACGCCGCCCGCCTTGAGCCAGCTCGCGAGTGCGTCGTGCGCCTCGTCGCCAACGAACCGAAACTCGGGGTTAGTTGCGGCTTGACCGGTAAAGACAGGAATCACATCGAGTCGCGCCCGTTGGTGTTCCGGTATGCGCGTGCTCGCGAGGTAATCGTAAATGCGACGAATGAAACGGTGTCCAACGCCGTCCGCATCAATGCCGACCAGTGCAACCTCGTTCTCGTAGCTGCGCAGGCGCCTCCAAATGTCTATGATGCGCTCGAGCACTTCATCTTCGCTCCAACCGCGCCCCTTCTGGAATTCGTACGTCTTCAGTCCCCGCGTCGGAGCCAACACGAGCTCGTCACCCAGCTCCGACACAGCCGCGTCCAGTGGAATGATGAGAGGCCCGTGCCCATCCGTTGCTTGGTAGACGTCAGTCAACTGAGCCCGAATCACCGCAGCGGGTGGATAGATTCGCTTGGCCTCAATCTTTGGATACATGCCGCGAGCGTTGATCATGTACACGGGCGACTCTCGACCGAGATCTGTATCTTCCGCGGCTAGAGCCTTGAGTTCTCGCTCGTCGGGCAGGTAGGACTTCCCAGCTTTGCACGCTATCTCGGCGTCGAGCCGCACCACCTTCCAACCCCACAGTGTACGCAGGTGCTCGTCCTCGACCGCATCGTGCATCGGATCGCCCTGGCCATCGAGGCAGTTACCGGCACCAACGAACCGACACTCGGGCCCCGAAATGTTTCCTTTCCAAGCGTCAAATTGTTCTTTGGTGCTGCCCGAGAACTCGTCGTTGATGACCAACAGATGCTCACCGTGCCACCCGCCGAGTGACGTCGGATCCTTGCCAGTCACCCCGATGATGAATCGTTCCTTGTCCTCGGACCAAATGCCCTTAGTCACCGTCTCGCAAGGTTCAGCGTCGATTACCTGAGAGTGAGGGCAGGGAGCGATTCTAACGCCGGCTTGCTTGCACTCGAGGCAGATACCCGAATGCAACAGCAAACGCAGCACCTCAGCCCAGTCTTGAGCGCGCAACTGGTTGCCTGTGAAGTTCGTCAAACACACGCGACCATCGCCCCAACACGCGTAACGCCACCACGACAGCACACCACCGATCGCAAGGGTCTTGCCTAATCCACGACCACTAGGGACGACCACTCGCTTATGGTCAACAACAGCCTCGACGGCCTTGCGTTGACTGTCCTCGCCTTCGACGTCCCACAACTCGACACCCAGCACAGTATTAGCAAAACCGTTCGGGTCGCGCTGAAACTGAGTGCACGGAAACGATATGTCCCGGATGCCCTCAAGCGAGCGGCGCAGGTCCACTGCAAACGCGTTGTAGTTTCCGAGCGACTCAATCACGCGTTGACGTGTCTGAATGTCCCCACGCAGGCGCGCGCAAACGCTGGTCTTCGTGTGGCGCCATGCCTGAGTCTTCAGAAGGTCCGAAAGGTCGTCGCCCTTCTCGAGTCGTTCAATCTTGTTGCGTAGTGACTCGCGGTAGCTCGAGTGAGACCGATAGAGCTCGCTCGACGTGTTCGGGTCAATGCGATTCTGGCGAATTTTGCTCTCTTCTATTGAAGAGCGCACCGAGTCGAGCGCAGCACGCATCGCAACCGTGGGACCCGATCCCGGCGGTTCGAGCAGCACCGACTCGAGACCACCCAGGACACCCGACAACGACAGCAGCACGCGCCCACGTGTTGCCTGATACTCACCGTGCGAGATCAGCCGGTCCACCTCGTCGCGCTCGTCCTTGGCCTGGTCCGCCTCCGCACACAGGTCGGTCGTGCGCGCCTTGTCCACGTTCAGCCACACCACCTCGGGGTTGGTCTTTAGGTCGCTCGACCCACGGCGAGGCGAGGGCGCCTCCTGCTCGGCTACCGGGTAAGCCCTGGCCAGTCGCGCCAGGAAGTCGCCAGACGGGGGGCGCTTGCCGTTGCGCACCAGACTCGCCGCGGTGCGCGAAACCCCCATTGCCGCGGCGACGGTGGCGATTCCGTAGCGGTCGCAGAGGCTAGCCAGGCGTTCGAGGGCAACCGAAATCTCAGGACTCATGGCGTAACGCCCCCGTTACAGGTTCGTGATTTGGTGACCGGTCGACCGGGTTCGTTACTGGCTGTAAATTTTGAAAGTCCGCGCAGGGAAAATACGAG